CTGACGGGTGTAAAGTTGTAATCCTTAGGACCGTTATAGGCGCAAAAGTCGGGTGGGGAGACTCACTCGGCTTTTGCGTCTTTTTTATTTTATTACTTTATATTTAACAATGTTTTACTTATCTTCTGATTTAAAAAGTGTTACGCTTTTGTTTAGAACCTAATGTTTTTAACAAAGAGGGGAAGGTGATCCATGTCTAGTGGGTTTAACGTCCACAGCAAAGGCGGTGTCTTCGCTTAGGGGCTCCTCTTCGTGATTGCGCTAATGGCCGCTAGCTAGATGCTGGCGGCTTTTTGCTTTATATGGGCTAGTGTCTGTCCATGCAATCAAAGGTAATGGGTTTAGATTTGTCTCTCACGTCAACAGGTTTGTCTGTTGATGGAGATACTTTTGTTATTGCCTCAAAGGAAAAAGGCCCTGCCAGGTTGATCGAAATAAGCAGGACCATAGTTAGTCTGGCTCTTAAGGAAAAAGTCGGATTGGTTGCAATTGAGGGTTATGCCTTCGCTGCAAGAAACTCACAAGCATTCTCCATCGGTGAATTGGGTGGAGTGGTAAGAGCGCAACTTTACGCCAACAACATTCCGTACATAGAAATACCCCCAACCTGTAGGGCAAAGTTTGCAACGGGAAGAGGAAATGCTTCTAAAAATGACGTAATTTCAGCAATATCAGCCAAGACGGGAATCGTGTGGTCTGGTTCTGGTTCGGACGATAAGTGCGATGCTTGGATACTTGAAGAAATGGTTCTTTCGCATTACGGGCGCGGAAAATACCAATGGCCGGAAGCAAGTCTTTCAAGTTTGGAAAAGATAGAGTGGAGTCCTGTGAAGCCTTTGGAAGGGGTGCTTAATGACTAGAAATGGCCCTATAAGTCAAGTTGACATTGAAAACGAAATACTTCGCTTGCTGGATTTGCTTGAATCAGAAACCGAAGCGTTTGAAAAACTCGCAGAGGATTTTGCAAAAAAAGATGCTTTCATGAAGTCTAGTTGGGCAAAAGAATACCTGTCCGCTAAGGGTTCAATCAAGGAGCGAGAAGCTTGGGCCGACTACAAACTTGGCGATCCAATTTTTGACGCAAAGATGGCGGAAGGTCTGCTAAAAGCAAAACGTGAAAAACTTTTATCGCTTAGAACTAGCATTGATGCTCTTAGAACATTAAACGCAAACGTCAGAGTGCAGGTCTGAAATGGAAAATATCCACCCATCATTGAATAATTTAATAGTTGATATTGACGGTCTTGAATTTCTTGAGAATAACCCGAGAAAGGGAGACGTCAGAGCAATCGCCGCTTCGTTTGAAGAGTTTGGACAGGTTAAGCCGATCGTTGCAAAGAAAAACGATGATGGATCGGCAACGGTTATTGCTGGTAACCATCAACTGCAAGCAGCCAAACAACTTGGCTGGGAAAAAATAGCGTGCGTGTTTTTGGAAGCCGACGACGATCGCGCTATTGCATATGCGCTCGCAGACAACAGAACTATGGAACTTGGCAGAACAGATGATGACATGCTGTCGCAATTGCTCGTTGAAGTTTCTGACATATACCCAGAGTTATGGAACAACCTTGGTTGGGATGAGTTTGAAATAGCTTCTATCAACGAAACCATTGCAAGCCAAACAGAAGTTTTAACTGGATCAGAATACATACCACCAGTAATCATGCAACCAAATATTGAAGGCGACAGAGAAATACGCTCAATGTTGGAAAAGAACGCTGATGGCGATATGGAGATAGTTGCGCCAAAGGGAATGGACCACAGCGAGGTTGCGATCAAGGGAAGCACCATCGCAGCAAAAGCATCTGCGCCACAAGCAGTTGTTCAGTACACAATTGTTTTTGACAACCCAGACCAACAGTCAAAGTGGTACTCATTTATCAAATGGCTACGAAGTGATCCAGGTGTGGATGGTTCAACAACTGCCGAAAAGCTAATAGATTTCATTGAACAGCACACGGAGGTTTAGTCAATGACTAGGCAGCGGATGTTCTTGAATATAAGTTGCGTTGAAGCGGCGCGCGCTCGTATCCGCCATGTTTACGACACCTTTGACACTGTATGCGTTCAGTTCTCTGGTGGAAAAGATTCAACAGCTGTTCTTTATCTGGCAAAAGAAATACACGAAGAACGTGGTCTTGGTCCTGTGAAGGTAATTTTCAGAGACGAAGAAATGATTACCCCAAAAACAATTGAGTACATAGAAAAAGTACGCAATTACGATTGGGTTGACATGGAGTGGTATTGCCTTCCATACGGAACAGAAATTTGGGTTCTCGGCAGGAGGCAGTCTGCTTTGCTGTGGAGCAAGAAGCGAGAGTCCGAAGGCCGTCTTGTCAGAGACATTCCGCCATGGGCTATAACCGCAGAGCATTTTGGACTTGACCCTGCTAAGCCGCTTCCTGAAACGATCGACTATTACACAATGCAGGGCAAAAAAGGAAACGTTGCATTCATAACTGGCGTTCGAGCTAATGAGTCAATGGTCAGATATAGGGCCTGTGTGCAAAAACTGCATGAGAACTACATCGTTACTCCTTTTGGCGTAAAAAAGGGAATCCCATTAAAGTTCGCAAAGATCATTTACGACTGGGAAACAAATGATGTTTTCAAGTATCTGTCCGAAGAGCATGGTGCTGAGTACTGCGAGTATTACGATCTTGCCGCAATCACAGGCAGTAACACGCGAGTCGGAATACCTTTGCACGCGGTAGCAATTCGTAGGATTGGAGATGTTGTTGCAACTGAACCCGAGTTTTACGACAGGCTTTTTGAGTGCTTCCCATACATTGACGCTCAGAGGCGAATAGGAAAAGACTTCGATTTTGAAACACTAATTGCTAATTATGCCCAACATGGTTTTGAGGGTGCTAAATGGTTGATTGAGGATTACATAATTGGGGCAACAAAGCAGAGGCGAGCAAAGTCCTATGTTTCGGAGTTTAGGAAAAAGCACATACTGGACAAACACTCATACCCAATGAACCTCTTGATGAGAAACCTTCTCCTCAACAACATTGATAACGGAAGCGCTGTTTCTCCAGTTGGGCCAAAAACAAAAGCATTTTCTGTTAGAAAAAAGGAACTAGAAGTAATAGAAAGCAGTGAACTTTATGAAAACTGAATACGTAAGCGTTGACGAATTAAAGAAGCCATCATGGCACGCTAACTATATTTTGCGTCCTGACCTAGTCGTTCTGTCTGCCTCGATCTGCAAGTACGGGATTCTTTCTCCACTCGTCGTAAATGCCGACAACTTAATAATTGATGGTGTTCAACGGTGGATGCTTGCAAAAGACAACAAGTATGTTCGTGAGGTTGTCGGGAACACAGTCCCAGTGATCAGGGTTGACTGCGATTCAATAGATGCCAGAATTCTTCATGTTTCCATAAATAGGGGTAGGGGTTCTGTTGTGGCAAAGCAATTATCAAACATTGTCAAGGACATAGTTGCGTCTGGTGCTTATGAACAAGAAGAACTTGCCGAAATGCTTTGCATGAAGTATGACGAACTTGACATAATGCTTGACGGAACTGTTCTCAAGGCAAAAAATATTTCTGAACACAGGTATTCTCGCGCTTGGGTTCCAGTTGAAGCATCAACGGAATCGGTAAACGCAGGTCCAGTTGACTCCTCGGTGAGCATAGAGAGACCACCAAACGCCGACAGGTAGTTAGTCAAAGATGCATTACATGGTAGAATTTTTAGTAATTGTCAAGCCATTGGAGCATCAATCATGATTTGTTACAACTTCCCTGAAATCGGTGGAGAAGAGACGGAGGGCCGAGTAGGTCGCGCCGGAACGGCTCGCCGATTGGTGAACCGCGTCGTTGAAGGCATCGGCGGAAGAAGAACTGGACAGGCAGGAAGCGCAACAGCAAGACAGATTCTGCGTGAATCACGCTTGGGTCAAGCTGCAAGAAACCTTCTTCGTCGTCGTCGCAGTTAACTCAAAACTCCCATGGGGGGTGAAAAATGTTGGTAACAGTCAATCATCTAAAAACTTATATGGATATTTCTTTTTCCAATAAGCAGGAAGACGCCGCTCTTATGGTTCTAGAGGGACTTCAAAGCGAACTAGAGGCGTACCTGGGGAGACCTATTGAGGTAAATGAGTTCACCGAGGAGTATCGGCTTGAGTCAAATTTTACTGGCATGCCAATGAACTCATTTTTCTATAATGACGCAGGGCAAAGTTTCAACGAGTCTTTCCAAACTTGGAATTCACAAACCCCATCTTCAACTTTTATGCGTCCTCCGCAAACTGTTTATTTCAAAAATTCACCAGTAATTTCCGTGGACTCAATTACCGTCAAGCCACAGTACGGCGACGAGTTTGAACTTGTACAAGATCAGGATTATGTTGTTAGAAAATTCGGAGTAGATCTTTACTACGGCTATGCAAATGACTTAATAACCTATACATACACTGCTGGCTTAGCTGGTGGAAACATAAAAATGTTTAAGTTGATGATTCTTAGGGCCGCAACTAGAGAAATGCAAAACATGCACGACGATGTCGTTGGCGTCAAAGATTTGAACACCAGAAACGTTGCTCCGTTAGAGGTTGGATTTCTTGAAAAAGAGCTTATGGCCGTGAAAAGGTATAGACGCAGAAGGATTGCGTAATGGCCGACAGAGTTGAAATAAATGTAAATGAAAGAGAATTAAATCAAGCAATATTTAATCTCGAAAAGATACAGCAAAGAGCAGAGCACCCTCGAGCAATTTTTAACCACGCAAGAATTCTTTTGCAAACTGCCTATGCCGACAACTTTGCTCAGGCCGGTCTTCCATCTGGTGGTTGGGCCCCATTGGATGCAAAATACGCAGCGTGGAAGATGGTTCATTTTCCTGGTGCTCCAATAATGGTTCAAGATGGAAGTCTTCTTGCAAGCTTGACAAATCTAAGAAACTCTGCATCGAGAATAGGTGACAGTGAAGCAGAGTTTGGAACGAACGTAGAGTTTGCAAAATTTCATCAATACGGAACAACTAAAATGGCAAAAAGAAAACTTGTATTTGAGCCACCATTGTTTGCTGAAACAATGGCTCAGGATCTTTCAAGATACGTTGTCGACGGAATTGTTCCTGGGTGATAGGTTCCTGATATGACAATAATGTTTGGTCCTGCAAAAGCAAAAAATTACATGAACGACTTTTTGAGTTCGGACATGCCAAGAAGGCTGATCACCTACAGAAACGAATGGGGCCTTGACGACGATCGCCTCCCTGACATTGCGAAATTTGCAACCTATGAACCAATGGCCATGGATACCTGGCCGATGATCATAACTGTTGCAATTTCTACAAAATCGTTTACTAGGGAATCATTCACTCCAGGGAACGACCCAACGTACAGGGTCAATTATGGAATGAGAACATACGTCTGGGTAAGGGCTCAGGGTTCAGAAGAAGTCACATTTATGCGAGATAACTTGACAACAGTGCTGAGATCTTCGCTTCTTGACTACCCATCGTTGAGATCGATTGACCCAGAAAAGACATTCCAAGCAGTAATGGACGAATCAACACTTACTGAAGAATTTTCTGATTTAACGCTAATAAAAGGAGACAGATTGCTCGCCGGAGCGTATCTGTCTTACGATCTAGCGATGACAGAAACAGTAACAAGACAACCAATCGGAACCGTCAACGCCATAGATGTAGATTATTCTACGGAATTAAATGTTACCGAGGAATAGTTGCTGTCGGAGTGGCATTTACTTCTGTACAATCGGAGAAGTAAATCAAACCCCAACAGCCGATAAAGCACGGAGGGTGGCAACATGCCAGGTGTAATAGTTTCAACTTCAGTAAGAACCGGTCCAGTAGGTGC